ACATTTGAATAGATACGAAATTTTCTGCAGCGTTATTGAATCTATAAACACCGTCTACGATATCAAAAGTAGCTGTAGCCGAGGCTGTGCGAGTCTGTTCATCAGATTCAAAAACAACAGGAGTTACGAATTCATAGTAAGATGAAGTAAGTCTGTGCTTTAAATTTTCAGTAAATGTATTTGCATCACCAGTACCTGAGCCGCCACCAGCACCTGAACCAAAGCGGAAGATTTTAGCGTTTTCAATGATACTTGAAGCAGAACCTGCTGTTTTAAAATAACCTGAAGTATTTGTACATTCTAGTACAACATAGCCAATAGGTAGACCGCCACTAACAAAAAGCGCACCCGCATTCGGTAGAGCACCTTCGGTCAAAGCCTCGTCAGAAAACAATACTTTGATTTTACCAGAACTAATTAAAGTGAACCCAGCTTGACGAAAACGACCTACTGTATTTGTTACAGGAAATACGATATCAAAATCAGCAGCATTAGATACGGCTTGAGTCTGGAAGTTAATCCAAGGAGATGATAGGGAAGGGAAAATTTGTTTTTTAACAGGAGATACGATTTCATTGGCTGAATCAGCAGATACCACTGAAGATGAAGAAAAATTAAGTCTAGCATCAGGAGTATCTGAAGCTGCCAGCCTTAATGGGTAGTTAGCGTCAACGTTAACTTTATCAAGAATAGCTTCAACGGTAGCGTTAGCCGCCGTACCTAATCTAGGTAGCGCTGAGCGTTTCTTAATCTGTCGTGAATCTGGTTTTGTATCAGCCATATTGTATTCCTGTATTTTATTATACCATGTTTATTAGAAATTTCGGTCGATGTAGAACCTTAAAACATCAGTAACTTCTAAATTAAATAAAAAGCTAATTTGTGTAGAAGAAACGTGATTGTAATCAAGTACGTTATCGAGCCTCAAACCATTCAGGAAAACTTGTAATTCATCACCTGTATATGTTTGAGAACTAGGGAGGGTTATGTTCGTACCGGCAGTAATAGGTCCGTTAATTTGATTAGCTCCAGCACCTGAAGCTACAACTTCTAAATATCTGTCATAGATAGTAGATGAGCCAGATTCTTCAAAACTCTTCATGATACCGTTAACCAACCTAAGGAACTTAGCCATGTAATGTCTCCTCCTTAGGTATTATACCATATTAAGCAACGCCGTTAAGCTGTTTACTTCCGTCTAAGAAAATTGAGGTAGTTGTTTGGACATACCCAAATCTAAAAGAGGCTTGGTTAGCAACATAAGTAATTGCACCGTTAGCATCCCAAGCTCCAGCGGCTTTAAGATGAACTGGTTGACCGATTTCAGTTGAATCAAAAGCTACATCGTTAGCCATTTGAGCAACTTCACCTTGGGTGATAACTTCAACAGTATCACCAGCAGTAATCGCTACAGCAGATTGAACTACACCGATAACATAAAAGTTATTAGCTGAAGTAGCATCGTAGTCAGCTTTGTAAACACGACCAGCGGTTTCACCTGATACCGCAATCCTTACAGCCCAAGTTGTATCAGCCGCCATTGCTTCACCAGCAAGGAAGGTTTTGATTGTCTGTTGATTTTTAAGTAAGTTCTTAACTTTAACTTTTCTACGGTTTCCGCCTACGTTTGCAAGAACTTCATCAGTTCCAGCTACAGAGGTAGCTTCAGTAGTACCGGCAATATCAACTACAAGGTTACGAGTAGTTGTGATATCTCCACCGCCGCTCAAGCCTGAATCAGCCGCAGTAGCGATTGAGACAGTCGAGTGGTCGATATGTTCGTTAGCTACAAAACCAGATAGAGTATCGTGGTCAAGAGCTGCGTTAAAGTTAGCAAGAGTGATTTTCTTAACAATGTTAGAGTCAGAAACGTCACCAAAAGCAAGCTCATCGCCAGAAGCGATTGAAACTGCTGACATTTCATTAAAGTTAAGGTCTAATGTATTGCCTGATTTAGTAAGACCGTTACCAGCAGTTATGCCAGCAAGCCCACCAAATTCAGCCCAAGCAGTACCGTCCCATTTCTGGAAAGTGTTTGAATCTCTATCCCAAGCAAGAGCGCCTTCGCCTTGAACTGAAACATCGTAAGCAACTACCCAAGAAGAGCCGTTGTATTGTACGATATCGTTATTGCCAACACCTGTAATTGTACCCCAAGCTACATCTAGAGCTGAAGTATCTACGATAATGTAGCGTTGACCAAGGGCGGCTGCTGGAAGTCCAGTACCCGGAAAAGTAGTAGCTCCGTCAAGAACTACATCATTAATATCAGGTTGGAAGTCTAGACCAGCTAGAGCGTTTTGTAATTGATCGAAACGAACAGCATCAGCAGCGTTTGTAGCTGTAGCTAAGTTTGTTACTTTATTTCCGTTAGCATCTAGGTTAGCTAGAAGAGAACGAGTGCCGTTTTGTAAAAGAGCTTGATTAACATCAGCTAAGTTTACGTTAGCGTCAGGCATTGAAATTGTACGAACAGTAGAGGCTGTAATAGCAGATGCTTGGAAGGCAATTTTTTTAGAAGGTGTATCGTCGTCAGAGATTCTAAAAAGAGTATCTAAGAAATCTGTACCACCTGCGGTAGCAAGAGCTGAATCAATTCCAGCTAAAGCACCTTTTACAGTTGCAGCGCTTGGAGTAAAGTTAGTATAAGTATTGTCGTCACCGATAAGATCAGAGCCTGAAGAGGCGCTTGAAGCGCCTAGCTCAGTTTCTGTAAAGTAACGACCGTCATGGGTATGAGCGTTCGTACCAGTAGAAAAATCAGAGCCGTTTTGAAGATTGACTAGATTTTGAAGAATGGTCTTAGTAAGCTCTACAGGCGAAGTCGTTCCGACTTTTAAAGAACCTACAACTAATGAATTTTGTTGAAGGTCAATGTTTCTTTGGATACTTCCAATGAGCCTACTTACGATCGAAATATCAGCCATAATATTATCCTACGGTTATTGTAAATTATTGTTATATGTTATAAAGATTAGGATTTCTTTTTGGTTTTGGATTGCTTCTTAAGCTTGTAGGCTATTTGTACTTCCATACCGTAAGTATTAAGAATTGCATTAGCTTGCTTACCAGCAGTTTCTAATATTTCCGATAACTTAGCTGTTAAAACCTTGCCAATTTGCTCTTCTTGCTCTGGTGTGATTTTGGTTAAATCCACTGTTCTAGGTCTATTAATCATTTTTATCCTAATTGCCCTACTAGCGTAATTTCTAACACCAAATCCTTTTGGAGTAAGTTACTTTCATTTCTAGCTACTGTTGCAACTCTGACCACAAAATCACCAGCTACAAATCCGCCTACGCCTACGTCAGGCTTGACATTTGTTAGAAATCCGTCTTTTCCAAGATAGATAGCATCGCCAAAAGTAGCTGAAATCGTTACGTTTTCTATCCTTCCATGAGTGATAACCGGACCTATACTGTCGGTCAAAATAGAAGACGAAGTAACTCCAATAAGAGCCAATACTTCATTTTCTATAGATACATCAATAAAGTCTATAGTTCCTGTACTGGTCTTTCTAACCGGTGTTGCTTTTCCAATAATAACACCAGCTCCATTCTGGAACTTACTTTCTAACCCGCTTGCTTTTAATGCGCTGTATGGTCTAAAACTCATATTTACCTTATAGGATATACCAAGCGCCACCTGAGGCAACTAAAGTTAAGCTTTCGTATTGAATAGCTACATCTAAAGGAGCTGCATCGATATCTACTCCGTCAAGAGTTTGTGATGAAATTGATTTAACAAACATACTGTTTAGTGCTGCAATTTTTTTAAAATTGTATATTTTACCGTCAACTGAAGTTGCGTCAGGTAAAGTAAGAATAATACTTCCAGAGCTTGTGTCTGCTAAAATTACATCGTCTGTAGAGTTTACAGAATAGCTAGAAGTCTTTGTGGCTGTTGAACTATTAGCTACTCCAGAACTTGAGGAAATTACAATATCGTTAGCGTTTTCTGTAATAGTAACGTTTGAACCAGCAGTAAGTCTACGGAATTGAAATTGAGAACCAGCAAGTTGTTTAAATACGTTAGCTGAAGAAACAGTACCTAGGTTCGCACCTGTATAGCTACCACCACCGCCGCCACCGCCACCTGCGCCTTCGCCTTCAATTTTAAATACTAGAACGTCATCTACTTCTAGTATTACTAATGTAGTTATCTGATAACTATCACTAGCTGGAGCGCCGACTTCAGTATAGTCAGAACCTGCAAATAATCTGATACCGTTTAAATAAACAGCTAAAGTACCTGAGCCTACAACATAGGTTTGTTGAACATCGCTATTTCTTGAATTAAGAGGAACTGAAAATGTAGTACTGACAGATACAGGACCTGTAAGTTCATTATCATTAGCCGGAGCGCCTGAAACTACATCAATTTTTTCTTCATAGCCTTCTAAGCTAATAGAATCTACAAAATCACCTAAGGCTTGGTCTAAGCGTTTGATAGACCTAGTAAGATTTTCATCGTCTACAATATAATTATTTGTAGCTCCAGCACCCTGAGTGTTTGTAACAATTGAAAGACCGGCAACATCAACGTTCGATGCGTCTGTACAGTTACCAGCTTGTGATAAAGTTACCGTTACAGTACCGTCTAAATTATTTACTGCGTTGAAATCACCAATAGCGTTAATAACAATCGTAGCCGCTGCTGCAACTACTGTATTAGGCTGACCTGTAGTAACTGCAATTGCATTAGCAAATTTACCCGGAATTAAAGGATTACCACCAGCCCCGTCTTTATTAATCCAGAAATAATGTTCGTTAGCATCTCCTGAGGAGTTAGCTAGGAAATATTGACCTGAAGTTGTAGCATTTGCCGCCGGGAAAGTAATAGTAAATTGTTCAAATACGGCAGGAACTATAGCTCCTGTATAATCTGGAGTTGAAATATTTTCAGAAGGAGAACCGATATATTCAAGAACATCCTTAGACGTATTATCTGAAATCTCTGCACTTTCACCCTGCTCTAACTCTCCAAATCCCGTACCACGAATATAAACACGAGCTAATGAGCCGCCGTTATCTTGACGCAACATTAACCAATATGTATCTTCATCAAAAGGAACGTCTTTTCTAGAAACTACTTTAATATGTCTGTCGGTTGAAGGAGCGGCGTCAGTTAAATATTTACCCCAAGCATATTGAGCTGCCGAACCGCCTACGCCTGTAGATGCCTCTAGGAAAGGTGTAGATAAAGTTACTTGAGAAGCTGAATTTACTGACAATATTTTATAATATTTAGTATCTAGTTGAGAAGCTTGTTTTACAAAGTCTCCAGCCATTACATCATTAGTCCAAGAAACAGCTCCAACAGAATTTACGGTACTGGACCCATTAGTAAAAACTAATAGAGGAGTGATCGACTGACCACGAACCAGTTTCATGTAAGCGGCTTGGTCGTCCGATAGAATAATATGAGATGTGGCAGGGTTTGCGAGAATAGTATATGTAAGTCTCGAACCTACAAAGTTGAAATGAATATCATTAGACCAATTAATTTTACCAGCAATAGCTTCGCTGTGTGAGATATCTCCAACGCCCGTCATCATCATGCTGGCAATATCTTGCTTAGTCTTAACTAATGAGCCTGAGACGTTTTCTGAATACCAGTAAGTCGTACCTTTAATTTCTTTAATGGCAGACATTACTGCGTCTTTCCATTCTTTTTCGGTACGAATTTGCTTGTCTCCACCAACAAATGGTGAAGATGCGCTAGATGTAGTCTTAAAGTTATTCTCTACTCTTCCATCATCCCAAGGATAAACATAAGAAGGGTCTGGAGTACTAGTGCCTGCAGTACCCAGTCTGAAAAACATAGGTCTGCGATCTTCAACAGACAAAACGTTATTAGCCGCATCGGTTTCGATAATGGCTAAAGGAAGTATATTTGATGTAAATATGGAAGGTGAAATTACAAACTTATAACTTAGTGTTTGAGCTAAAGGTACTGTTTTTACAAATTCAGTTTCTGTAGTTGGATTCCAAAAATACACTTGAGCGGTTGTAGAATCATCTACAGCTCTTACAAATTCAATCCCAACATAGTTTATAGCGCCGGGTGTGAAAGACCCTTCTACTTTGGTATTTGTTGTAGAGCTAAGTGTTTGATTTGGTTCAGAGGCATCGGTGACAAAGAAAGTACCAGACTCAGAAGATTGAGTATGTAGAATGGCTGAATCAGCCGCAAGTACTTGTAAACTTGTAGAAGAAGAGCCAATGGCTCCCGTTAGATTGATTTCAAAACCACGAATAAAAAAAGATTCATTAGCGCCTGTAAGCAGACCTTTGGCTACTTCATCGAAGTCATTTCTTATTGCCGATTCAATAGATCGGATGTGAGGAACATCCAATCTTTGCGAATTCAATATGTTAGCCGATCTTTTAATAGCCATATTACACCTTGATGCTTTATTATACCATAATTATTGGATTATTTAGATTGTTTAGAGGATTGAAAAAAATAGCGTATACTATAAAGATTAATATTTTTGTTGCAAATACTTGTCGTTATGGTATTATATATGCAATAGGAGATTCTATGAGCAATTCTAAAAAGTTACGAGATGATGCAGCTAAGCATAGGGGTTTTGTATCAAGCGGCGAACAGGCTTGGCTTGAAGAGTCTGAATTTGAACGCCTTCAAAGTATTCTTAGTACTACGTCTAAACAAATATCTGAAAATATGATTAAGGCTATGAATTCTTTTGATATAGGTAGAAGCTGCCCACACAAAGAAACCGTTAAAAAACATTTACTTACAAGTCATTACTATGTTTGTAAGGCTTGTGGAGAGGAAGTATGAAAGTTAAACAATTACGTAAGTTATTAGATTTACTAGATAACGAAGAGGCTGAAGTCTACGTTGACAATTTAGAGGTTGAGTATTTTGACGCTTGGCAAAGCTCAGTGAATGAGGTTAGTTTTGCTCAAAGAAAATACGTACATCCTAAGTATCTAAAAGTGGCAGGTAGACCATGCCAAGAAACTAACGGAAGTAGAGAGGCGTTTGTAATCTATGTCAAATCAAAAGAAGAATAGCGATGAAGAAGAGCTTCTTAGAGAGTTTGAGAAAATGCTTGCTGAAGGTGGAATCGATTCCTTTTACGAAGACGAGGAAGAAGATTTTGGTTTCTACTATCCTCCTTCTAATTCCGGGGTCCATCCCTATCGCACTGATGATATTGACGATGAAGAACCGCCGCCTGTTCCAAAAGAAACTAAAAGAGTCAGCCGATTCTGTAGACACGAAAACAAAGTAAAAAAGTATTTAATAACAAGTTTTTTCTATTATTGTCCCGACTGTAAATCCGAGGTTGAATGAAACTACTACTGGAGACTATCGATGAAGAAGAAGGTTGGAAGTTACTTGAGCGAAAAACTATTAATGACCGCACCCTTATTTGTTGGTATAATCCTGACACTAATATTGTCAGCCTTTGCCTTTTCCATCTTACTGACCAGCCTAATGAGCTTTCTAAAAGAAGTCCTTACAGCACTTGGGGATATGCAACAGCCTATGTAACTGGTATGTACACATTAAAAGAAGCTTCTGAGGTGGTGTCTTTGTATCTACAAGATATGGAAGCTGACCGATTTTGGTGGGAAAATTTAGGCTAGGTCAATAGCGCTATAGGGAATAATCCCTCTAAAACTAAAGTTCACTTTAACTGTACCTTTAGCGCCTACGGTTGTGCTTTCATTGGTAATTACAATTTGTGGACAAAAGAAAATATCTTTATCTACTTTCCTATCCTTAAGCCTTAACGAGATATATGGCTGATAAAGTATCTGAGTAATTCTAGGCGTGATATCATTACCTTGCAATCCACCGCTTGCATTAACATAAACACCAGAAAGAGAGCCCTGAACCGTTATGCGACCGGGACTAATTTCTTGTGGAAATGCTGAGTCAATACCGAATATAGATTCCTGACCATAATCAATAGTATAATTTATAGACTGACATTCTTTCCAAAGCTTACCAT